TTTCTCCAATTTGACAAACATCCTAACTCGACTATCGTTTTCACTCACTGGTGTTATTTCTAACGAATCATACGCCTGTTTATAACGGCGTAGCAATGCCCCAGTTCGCGTTGCCAGCACCTGACTAGCCGTCCACGCAATCTGGTCTCCCTTGTACTGCTTACACCACCGATAATTCACAGAAAACGCTTGTTCAGCCGCGTCCGGAGACACGGTTGGCGTTACACGCAAATGACGGTTATATAATGCAGACAACTCATTTTCGGCGCACGTATGAAAGGCTCGTTGCTCAATGACCCGATGTGATTCGAGTCGCGGGAGTAATTGAGTCATAGCACATTTATGCATGCCTAGCCGGGATCCAGTAACATCTACCTTGCTGCCTTGGGGGAGTCGCCCTGGGACGACATCACCTTGACACCAACAAGGATGGATGCACTGGTCTTCCTATGCTTTCGCAGGCGTAGGTAGGCTGCGCTGCTTACCGAAGAACCCGATTTTACCTAGGTTGCCCGATATAGCCATAGCCGAAACCTTATGCATGTTCCGGTTAGCGTAACCTTTGAGGTGTTGGCGTACCACCTCCTCGGCCGGGGATGCCGTCATGGCTACCCCAATTGCACGGGTTAGTTGTTCTGCACCGTACACTTGGGACCAATTAGGGAACTGTGTGTCCATCCAAGGCCTGCCCTTCTGGGCCATATACCCGGCAATCGCGGCTGTCCGCGGTTGTCCGATGGTTACCTTCCGCAGGTAGCCAACCAATTCAGGGTGTGCGTGCAATTCAAGGCGAGCAGCGGCCCGCTGTATAGCAGGCAGTCGTCCGGAATTGGTAACCCTGGGAGTGGATGTGATCGCCACCGAGCCATCAACGAGGTACTCAGTCCATGGTACCCTCGCAAGGTTTGGCACTTCTGATCTTGGTGCTTGAACCTTGACATCCTTGCGCAGCGTCTTGCAAACAGACTTCACTCGAGCCGTTGCCCGTTTAACTGTCTGTAGCAATGATCCTCCGCTAACGCCACTATACGCTTGTTGGACGGCTTTGGCTGCCATTGTGACAGCTTCTTCCGTACACACCACCCTTACGGCTGGTTGATAAACGTTGGGCGGCAAATAATTAATCCGGCCGGGATAATGCCCGGGGGGTATATTCACCACTTTCGGTGCGGCTTTAGCGGCGTACGTCACCTTCTTCGCAACAACGGGAACGAGCTTCACACGGCTCGCAGCGTCAGCCCTGGCCTTAGCCCTCCAGGCCTTGGTCATAGCTGTTAAGTCGAGAAGCGGTTCTGTACGCGCCTCCACTACCTTGGCCACTTTCAAGGCAGCACGCTCACGCTTTCCCAGGCGAGTCCGCTTGGTAGTGAGTACAACCTGGGCTTTTCCCCCAGGGGCCATCCTATGCTTTAACCCGGCAGACGATGCATTTGACCGTGGTTGCATTTCTGCATGCCGCGTTCGTATGATCAACTCTTTCAGGGTACCAGCCGTGTAGGTCTGTGGTAAGTGCGCAGGGCTCGTTTGCCAGTAATGGCTCAACGGGAGAACAGTTCGGCTCTGTTCACCACAACCCTGTGCTTGGCACAATAAAACTTTGCCGGTCCGCGTTTCACCGACATCAACTAAGGTCCGCCGATCGCACGAGGGACATTTTCCATCAACACCACTGGCAATCAGGAGGTGGTTATAACCACTATCCATAGTCGCCGGCAGGTCTTTGTACTGGTGTTCCAACTCGGCAATCCAATCAGTATAAGCTGCTTGCATCGCCGGGGTTTGCGGAATGGGATCCGTAGCAATGGTTGGAGTACCATGCATTGGCCTAACCTCGAGGTTGGCCGGCCCAAAGTAAACCTTAGGTTTCCGGGACCGTTTAGTCCTGGTCTTTTTCGGCCTCGCCTTCACCGCCGTGGTGGCATTCGCGATAAACGCTGCCGGAATGACGGGTGGTGCTTGCCTGGCCACTTTGGCCTTCGCTGCCGCCTTCTTGGTTGTCTTCAATGGGCGGGCGTTGTCAACACAGGAAGCATAGGTATTCACCTCCTTCCCTGTATCGGTCAACTTTCCAGCGAGCATCGCCTTATACAGCTTGGCGACTTCCCGCTTCACAGCACGGCGAAACTCTGCAGTATCGCCACTATGACCACTTTTCCTAAGTGGGGCTTTGCTCTTTCGAGCAGAGGTTTGTTTCGCACTTTTCAGCGCCGCCGGTACCACCGGGGTCTTCTGCTTGGCTAGGTTGGGTTGTTTCACCCCACCCTGCTTAGCAGAGGCGTTGGCATGTTTGGCCTTTACGGCGGTGTCCA